TGGCGCAACGGCTGCTCTGGTACGTGCAGCAAGCCCGGCGGCTGGCAAAGGGTAGCATCGGGCTGAATCTGAACTTTGTGACAGGAAGATTGGAGATCCGGACTGGGGAGGAAAAATAGGATGGATAGGCACCCAGAGGGTTCCCGATAGGATTTATATATCCTATTGCGCCTATAGCTCCTATTCGAGTCTCATCAAAGCCCCTCACCTGGTTGCGGGAAACCAGGTGAGGGGGTGACAGGCGGGAACCGTCAAAGATAATAATCGCACCGGCGTTCGCTTTCCTTCGCGCCCAACCTGACATCTGCGTCAATTGGCGTAGATTTTTTGTCAGGTCTTGCGCAAAGCGAACGGCTGTGCTACAATAGGATGACAGGGCGGGGGCATGACTGCATGGCAAAGTTGGCAGTCAGCCGCCGCTTTTTTGTAAGTTTGGCTCATCGCTGTTTCATTGATCCCAATTTGAAGATAAATAGGAGTTATGAGAGCTATAGGATTTATATATCCTATTCGTCTCATTTGTCCTATTTCCGAATTATCAATTACCCGATGCCAACCTGGACACGCACGGCGGTAGTCCTTTACCGAGACAGTAACCGGGGGCCATCCTGCTAGAGTAATCGTGGCCGCTTGGCGACGTGGCGGTACACGTCCGTGCGCGAAGGATGGCTGGCAAGGTTCGTGATACTCCTTTGGTGAGGGGTGAGGAGATAGGAGCTATAAGATGGATAGGATATATATCCCATTTATCCTATAGCTCCTATCTCCTCACCCTGGCGCTAGATAAAGGATCCTGTTTTGAGTAGCAACCTGATTCCGATCATCCTGCTGTCCGCGCTGTCTGCCGTGGTGACGGTGGCGATCCTGGTTTTTTGGCAGTGGTGGCGGTTGGTAAACGCGACCACGCGCCGGGCGGTGGTGCGCGAGGCCGCGCGCTGGGCGGTGCTGGCGGCGGAATATCTGCATGACCAGCCCAGGAGTGGGCCGACCAAGTTGACCTGGGTATTGGCACATTTGCGCCAGCGCTTCCCCGATCTGAATGAAGCGCTGCTGACTCGCCAGGCCGAACGCGCCGTGCGGATGATCCACGCCGGTGAAGCCGCCGATAGCGCGGCCCGGCTGAATGGGAAAGGGCCGCGCTATGTCGAGTGAGACCCACGCCGGTGATGTCGATGCCGGGCGTGACTTCGTGGGGCGCGACAACCATCATGACCAAAGTAGCAGCGCACATGTCAACGTAAGTGCGGACAATAACGAGTGGATGACTGCGCAGATCGTCGCCATCACCAATCAACTGACGCAGGTCAACCAGCGACTGAAAAAACTGGACCAAATCGACGAAGCGTTGGTCGGCAATCCGTATGTGAGCGGCGGGGGATTGGTGGAAGATGTGCGACGGCTCTGGGCGGTGGTGATTGGCATCTTGATTTTTCTGGCGCTCCTCGGCGTGGTCGAGATTGCGCAATGGTGGTTGTTGTGGCAAGTGATGCAGCACTGGGGGCAAGTATGACAACGCGACATCTGGGGATTGGCTGGGTGGTGGCGGTGCTGTTGGCGCTGGGGGCGTTCACGGCGCGCGCCGATGTCTTTGTCCCGATTGCGCCAACGGGGCCAACGCCCATTGAAACGGCGACGCCCACCGCCACCACCACGGCGACGCTGGACGCGCTGGCCACGCAGGTGGCCGGTCTGATCGCCACCTTGACCGCCGCGCCGCAAGGGGACGCTACCGCCATTGCGGAGATGCGGGCGACGCTCACGGCTTTGGTGCCAACGGTCACCGCCACCCCAACCGATACCCCAACGCTCACCGAAACGGCCACCCCGACCGCGACGCCGACCCCAACCGAAACTTTGACGCCATCAGCCACGGCGACGGCGACAGCCACGCCGACCGCCACCCAAACGCCCGACCTGGTAGCGACTGCCATCGGTGGTGTCTATGCCACGCTGACCGCCCAAGCGCCCACGCCGACAGCAACCCCGACCGCCACCGACACAGCAACACCGACCGACACGGCAACGCCGACCGCAACGGCGACAGTAACGAAAACGCCTGACCTGGTGGCAACTGCCGTCGCTGGTATCAATGCCACGCTGACCGCGCAAGCGCCCACGGTCACACCAACCCCGACCGAAACATCAACGGCGACAGCAACGTCTACCGAAACGCCAACGGCGACAGCAACGCCAACGGAGGGGATCTAATCATGGGTCTAGCTGAAAATTGTCTAGCGTTTCGGGTGGACGCCGCCGGCAAGGTGGTGGGTGTCCAGTTGGGCATTTACGCCGTGGCCGGTAGTCGCTATGAGGTCTATAGCGTGCGACTACGTGATGAGTACGAGGCCAATGGCAACCGGGGCGCCTACTGCCAGGTGCTGGACCGCAACGGGGTGAAGCTGGGGATACCGGTGCGCATGGCGTGGCCGTGGAATGGCGGAAACAACTTTAGCGATAGCGCGCTACCCGGCAACCCCAACAATGATCATCCGCTCAGTAACGGCTATGTCCCGCCGGCGCTGGGGCCGCTGGCTTTCTATGTCGGTGGCCACAATAGCCCAGCCAGCGACATCGTTTATGGCGTGGGCCTGCCGCTCAACCGCCACGTCAGCTTCGACATCATCTTCCGTGAGCGTGGGGCCGTGGTGCAACCACCCATCGACCCGCCGACCGACCCGGCTCTACGCGAGTTAGCGCTGCGCATCGAGCATATCGAGCGGGCGCTAGATGCCTTTGTTGTAGTCTGGCAGCGCGGCTGATGAGTGACGACTTCTGGTCACAGGTGGCGGCGGCGGTACTGGTGGTGCTGTTGCTGGCGATCTGGTTGCTGAGTTTACCGCACGGGATGTAGAGGAATAGGATGGATAGGATGGATAGGATTGATGGGGTTTATAGCGCCTATCCATCCTATCCATCCCAGGGGGTTACTACAGGTGGGGCCTGACGATGACTACGCGCGAAAATACACCTGCAAAGCGGCGAAAAATTGCTGATAATATCGCGAAGGATCTAGGTCGGCTATTAGGACAGCCGTTGACCCGGCGCGAGCGGGATGTTGTGCGCGCTGTGCTGGCCGGTGCAGTCACCGAAAAGGATCTGGGGCAAGCGCTATCGCTTGAGGGTAGCACGGTGCGCGCTCACCTGTACCACATTTTTACCAAAACGGGCGCAATCAACTTAGCTGACCTGGTGTTGATGGCGGTCGGGCGAAAACCGAGCGTGGTGGATCTGGGGGATACCGATGGAACTAGATGATCGGGCGCGGGCGCTGTTGGATGCGCTGAATGAGCTATTTGTTCCCGATTGGGCCGTTGTGCAACGCATGGAGCATGGCCGCACCTGGTGCTGCTATGAGTTGATCGTTGACGTGCCGGGCCGGGAGCCACATGAGTTCCAGCGCCACATCCATAGCGAACCCTTCCGCACCGCGCTCAAGTTTGCCGATGAGGTGTGCGAGCGTTTTGGGCGCCATGCGTTGCTAAAACCTGACGATTGCGAATAATCCATTGACGAAATGGTCAGTTCGTGATACGCTAAATGAGACAAATTCTCAATTGCGCATAGCCACAAGAGGGCGGGGGGAAAGGATGGCGGGCTGTTCGCCCGCCGGTTGACTGCAATGCAACGTGATTCGGATGGGGGTAAAGTGGGATTGGAAACGCCGGCGATGGATTGGTTGACGCCGGCGATTGACGAGGCGTTGGCGGCCATCCAGAACCCCCACGCCGCCAAAAAGCAGTTGACTGTCCTTCTCGTGGCCCAAGCGCTGGCGACCGGACAGCCGGTGAGCGCGGTTTTTGAGCGTGATGACACCTGCAAGGCAGACATCTGGTACGGCGCCAAGCGGCGCAATGCAGGCGCCCAGGGGGCGCGCAAGCCGGGTTGGAAGGAAGATCCGACCATCGCCACTGCGCTCCACTTAGCAACCGAGCGCGCGCGCTGGTGGGTGCGGGTCAAGCGAGGGCAGGCGGTACAGAACGCAATTGAGGCGCTGATTGATTTGTCGGAAGACGCGGTGCGCCAGATTGCTAGTGCGGTGCGTTTTGGGCAACTAACCTTTGATCGTGGCGCTGAGATTGTCATCAAGCAGGCGAGTGTGGCGGAGGTGCTGAAGGCTAGCACAGAGGTGCTGGATCGGGTCAGTACGTTAACTGCTACCAAGACGACCACGGTGCAGACACTGGACGCTGACCAGTTTGCCCAGTTGCAGGCGCAGGCCAAGACCAAGGCGACGGCAGTTAACGAAGCGGCGGCGCAGGCGTGGAACCCGGAGCAAAAACCCGACGATGGAGATCCGGCAACGCCAGCATGATCCGCCCACAACCGCCGAAGAGCAGGCTGCCGAATGGGCACTTTGCGCCGAATCGCCGATTTATTTTATTGCGGCTTACGGCTGGGTTTTCAATGCGACGGATGAGGCGTGGATCCCCTTTGACCTCTGGCCGGCGCAGGCCTGGGCGCTTACCCGGTTGATGGCGCACCGGTTGGCAGTCATTTTGAAGGCGCGGCAGTTGGGGTTTACCTGGCTGATTCTGGGTTACGCACTTTGGCAGATGCTCTTTCGCCCGGCGGCGACCGTTGGCATCTTCTCCCGCACGGAGACCGACGCCGGTGATCTGTTGGCCTTTCGGTTAAAGGGCATGTATGACCGGTTGCCGGCCTGGATGCAATGTCGGGCGGTGTTGGCCGACAACATGTCACGCTGGGCGCTCAGTAACGGCAGCGTGGCGATGGCCTTTCCGACGACGGGTGGTCGGCAATATACCTTTTCGTTTCTGCTGGCGGACGAGGCCGATTTTCAGGAAGACCTGCCTGCCTTTATGCGAGCGGTCAAGCCGACGGTTGACGCCGGCGGCGCAATGGTGCTGCTGAGTACCGCCGACAAGGGCAATCCGGGCAGCCTGTATAAACAGATTTACCGGGCCGCCAAGCGTCGCTCTAACACCTGGTTGCCGCTCTTTCTGCCCTGGTATGCCCGACCCGGACGGACGGCAGTCTGGTACGCCGACCAGCAGCGCGATGAGTTGGTCAACAAGGGTAGCCTAGATGATCTCTACCAGGAATACCCGGCGACCGACACCGAAGCGCTGGCGCCCCGTTCGCTCGACAAGCGCATTCTCTCGACCTGGATCGAGGCGTGTTTTGCTGAAGAGGAAGGTGGTCTGCCGGAAGATGCGCCTTCGCTGCCGGGGCTGGTGGTCTACCGGGCGTCGCAAGCTGGCCGGCTTTATGTGGTGGGGGTAGATCCGGCGGAGGGCAACCCAACCAGTGACGACAGCGCATTGACGGTGCTGGATGTACTGACCGGCGAAGAGGTGGCGGTGGTGGCCGGCAAATTGCAGCCGTCCGTGATCGCCGCCTACGCTGACCAGATCGGGCGTTACTACAACGGGGCCGGGTTGATGGTCGAGCGTAACAATCATGGCCATGCCGTACTGTTGTGGCTGGAGCAAAATTCCCGGTTGCGCCGGTTGGACGGGCGAGACGAGAAGTCTGGTTGGCTGAGTAGTAAGTTAGGTAAGACGCTGCTCTATAACGAACTGGCGGACTGCTTCCGCGATAGGAATACGACCTTGCATTCGTTTGACACCTATACCCAACTGGCGAGCATCGAGGGCGCCACCCTGCGGGCGCCGGTCGGGGAGCATGATGATCGCGCCGACAGCTATGCCTTGGCGCATGTGGGACGGGCAGCCATGCTCACGGAGACTGCCGGCATGAAACAAGGGCGCATTGTGGGCCGGCCTGTGGGTGCGGATGTGCGCAAGGCTGTGCGGAGAGGTGGGCGATGAATCCGATCCAGCGCATCATCGGTCGCATTACCGAATACCTGACCACGCAGAGCAACGCTATCTCGCGCACCTTGCGAGTGGCAAGTACGGTGTGGGCGCGCCGGGTGCGGTCAGCGCTGATGCAACCGACCACCGACTGGGGTCGGCCTGACTACCACTTCTATAAGAATCTCTACTATTGCCGGGCGCGCGGCTTTGAGTTATCTGGCCTTTTTGTCAAACCGGTTGTCGGCAAGATTGCCACCTGGACGTTGGGCATGGGCGTGCAGTGGAAGGCAGTCAACGCCGCCACCCAGACCGCGCTCAATGATTGGTTTGCGCTCCATCTGGCCGATCTGCTACGGGCGCAGCGGGGCAGCCTCAAGCTGGGCGACGCCTTTATCGTTATCAACACCGACCTCTCTGTTACGCTTCTCCCGCCTGACACCGTTGATCCCCTGGTGGCCGCTGATGATTACAGCAACATTATCGGCTGGCGCGTTCACCAGGTCATGAGTCACCCGGAGACGCTGGGCCGGCGCATGACCATCACGGATGATTACTACGCCGACCGGCGTCTCCGTACTGTGACCATCGACGGGCAAGCAACCACCACCACCAGTTACCCCAACCTGATTGGTCGGCTGCCGATTGTCCATATCCCCAATGCCAGGGATGAGGGGGATGTCTTCGGCCACCCGGAGGTAGAAGCACTGATTGAGCTACTGCAACGCTACAACACGACCCTGGAAGCGGCGGTCGATGGCAACGAGCGCCAGGGGCGACCGACGCCGGTGTTGGCCTTTGAAAATGTTGCCGACATGGAAAAGTTTTGGCAGGACTATGGCGTGAGGGAGAGTCGTGTGTTGCCGGACGGTTCCACTGAGCAGGTGACAACCATTGGCGTCGATCTGACCCAGTTGCTGACCGTGGCCGGCGCCGAATTCAAATACGCTGCGCCGGGCAGCTTTACCCAAGACACCGAAAAGCTGCTGGGGCTGATGTTCTATTTGCTGCTGGAACATACCGAGATCCCCGAATTTGTTTTCGGTAACGCCATTGCCGGCAGCCAGGCCAGTGCTAGCACGCAGATGCCGGTCTTTGAGCGTTTTATCGAGGGGCGACGCGGGGAGTCCGCTGGCTGGCTCCTGGCCGTTGCGCAGATTGTCAATGGCTACCAGGCGCTGATGTTGCCCAGCGTGGCGATTGAGACGCCGGCGTTGCAATGGCAGAAAGTGACCCAGGACGGTAAATTAACCCTGGATGTCGTCAAATGGGCTTACGCCGAAGGGTTGCTGGATATGCGCACGGCGCTCATGCTGGCCCCGGTGGATGTACAGGACATTGAGACCGTGCTGGCCGCGGCCAAACAGGAACGGGAAGCGCGCCAGGCCGAAGAGCAACAGATGCTGTTTGATAGCCGGCTTGATACCGGCCATGAAGGAGGCAACAATGGCACTACCTAAGATTTTGCGCCAAACTGATGAGCGAATCGAACGAATCGAGGCCAAGCTGGATGAGGTGCTAGCGATGCTAGCCGGCACACCGGAAACCAACGAGCCGCCGGTAGCCGACCCCCCCGTCGATCCGGCGGTGGTGGCGGCGGCGCTGGATTATGACAGCTACAGCGCCAAAGAGATTATTGACCGTGCGCCCAGCCTGGAAGGTTGGCAGCGGTCGGCGTTGGTGGCCTACGAGCAGGCTCATTCCAACCGAGCGACGGTGATCAAGGCGCTGAGCGCGTAGCATGGCAAAGTTTATCAAGACGGTCGAGGCGACCCAGTTTTTCTACGATGGCCCAGCCGTGCCTGGCGTGATTTATCCGCCCACGTCGCGTGATGGTAAAACCTACATCGGCGACGCCTACGTCAAGACCAGCCGCGGCGAGCGGCTTTACTTGCAGAATGGCGATTGGGTTGTTGCCGAGCCGGATGGCGCACATTATTACCGGATCAGTCCGGTCGTCTTTGCTGCGACTTATCAGGCGGTGGCCTAGTATGGTCACGCCAACGCTGGCCTTGCGCCGGCAGTATCTGGCTGGCTTGGTGCGCCGTCTACTGACCGAGCAGCGCGCCTTGGCGCTCCAGATTGGCCGACTACTGCAACAGGCGGCGGCGCGTAGCGGCGAAGGGGCGTTGGTTGTCCCCAACCAGCAGGGCACCCGCGAGGCGCTCAAGACGGCGATCTGGTCGACAGTGTTGCGCCCCTATTACTGGGGGGCAACGGTGACGCCACTGGCAGGGCCGGCGCCGCAATCGCCCTACGCGCAGTTGCTGGTGGCTGGCATTGTTGGTGCGGTGGGGATCGAAGTGGCGCACCAGGTGGTGATTATCCAGCGGGTGGCGAGTGCAGATGTGCGCGATTGGCTGCTGACGGCCACGCCGAGTCGTCGCCCGTGGGTACCACTACTGCGCCCGACCTTTGCCGAGTGGACCGACCCGCAGGGTTTTCGTCTGGTGGATCGGGTGGTGCGGCTGGGAATTGATGCCAGAGTGCGCGTCAATCGCTTCCTGGATTACCACGTGAGCCAGGCGACACCGCTACCGGCGTTGACTGACCGCCTGGAAGCTTTTTTGACAACCGGTGAGCGTCAGCGCACGGCCTACGGGCAGCACGGCAGTTACGCCGCCCGCCGGTTGTTGGCGTCGGAAATGAAGGTGGCTGCTGGTTACGCTGCCATTAACGCCAGTGCGGAGAATCCAGCAGTCAAGGGGCTGAAATGGCAATTGAACCGCCTCTATGACGAGACCGACCAGTGCGACCGCAATAGTGTTGGCGGCCCGGATGGGGATGGGGTGTATCCGGCGGTGGAAGTACCAAGTTACCCTGACCATCCAAACGAACAGTGCGACATTTTACCAGTGCCAGCGGACAAAGTCACCGACGCGTTGCGCCAGTTGCAGGCAGACATTGCGGGGCGCACGGAAGCGGGAATGCGGGCAGCGGGGCGCTTTAGCCCGGAGGCGTTGCAGGCGGAATTGCTGGGCATGGAACGGCAGCCGGCGCTCTCCCGGCTGAGTCCACGCACGTGGGTGCGCCAGGCGGATGGTACGTTGACCTGGCGCTTTGTCGACCCGCATCAGGTCGATCCGTCGCCGCCAACGGCGTTATTGCGGCAGCGGCAGGCGGAACGGGCTGCGGCCCAGAGCAGGAGGAATGAATGAGTATCATGAATGCAGTGGCGGCGCCGGGCGGCACACCGCCAGCCAAGGTGGTGCAGGTTGGCGGTGTCGATGGTAGTGGTAACTTGCAGCCGCTGGCCGTGGGAGTCACCGGGGCATTGGCGTCAACGTTGGCCGCCAGCGAAGCCCACATCGGCGAGGTCGGCGGAAATACGGCGGTGGTGCAAGCGGAATTTACGCGCCCGGCAGATACCACCGCCTACACTGCCAAGGATGCGGTTGCCAACAGCACCAGCGCGCCCATGGTGTTGACCTTTGCCAATCTGGCGCGCGTCACCGGCGGCAGTGGCTACATCACCAAGGCGCGGCTGATGACCAATCAGTCCACCAACGCGACCCGCTTCCGGTTGCACCTCTACCACACCGCGCCGACGGCGATCAATGATAATGCTGCCTGGACGTTGCTGTGGGCCAACCGCGCCAACCGCGTCGGCTTTATCGATTTTGACTCTTTGCAGACCGAGGGAAGCGGTAGCGACGCCGCCAACGCGCTCAACAGCACGGTGCGCCTGGCGTTTAAGTGCGCCGTCGGCAGCCGCGCGCTGTATGGCCTCCTCGAAACCCTGGGGGCGTTTACGCCGGCGAGCGGTCAGGTGTTTTTTCTTGAGCTTTCGGCGGAGAATAATTAGCCATGCCGCACTCATCGCGTGACCGGCGGCTGTTGCAGGATAATCAGCCGCCCCTAACCATTAACGGGTATCTGCTGAATGATACCTTTACCACCGACCGCACGGCGGGCGCCGTCAATGGTACGGCTGCCGAGCCGGGGCCGGGTGTGCGTGAGGCGACGGACACCAACAGCAAGCTCTCGTTGGCGAGTGGGAGCGTCAGTTTTGCCACCGGTGGTGGCGCCGCCAGTGACCCGCGCTTGAGTTACCAGCCGGTGGCGCGGGCCACGGGGCTGCTGATCAAAGGCACGATTCTGCACACGAGCCAAGGTGCGAATTGGGGATTGACGCAGACCCTGGCGACGCCGCCATCTGAGGCGATTCGCATCAACGGCACATCGCTATCGCTACGCGTCAACGCGGTTGGGCTGGTAGTTGGCACGGCGGCAACCACCACGCGGTATGAATTGGCGATTGTCCTGCGCAGCAGTGGGGCGCATTATTTCATCAAGGGCGGCGCCTTTAGCAACTGGACGTTGCTGTGGGTGAGCGCGCTGGTGGCCGTCACGCCGTTGATCCCGGTTGTTGAGGCCATTGCCAGCAACTCCGTATTTACAAATGAGTATATCTATATCCCGCCAGATCGCTGGTTGCCCGTTCCCCTGGCCAGCGATGGCTTTGGGCTGGCGGCTTTCGGGCCAACCGATGGCGCCGGCCACGCCGAGGGCATCGCCGGCGGGTTAGGGACGGGCGGCGCAGGGCTGACCTACACAACGGTTGGCACTTGGGGAGTAGCGAGCGGCGTCGCCAATGCCAGCGCGCTTAGCAGTGGTTCGGCTATCGCTTACATCAATGCCGGTAAGGCGGACGTGCTGGCCACGGTTGCCCTCACCCGCGCTAGTGGCGAGGGTGGGCTATTACTGCGCTACGCCGACGGCAATAATTTCGTTACCTGCCGGCACGATGGCACGAATGTGGTGCTGGTCAAAAAGGTGGCGGGCGTCAACACGACGGTGCAGACGACGGCCACCACCTATGTGGCTGGCGCTGAGTTGCGTGTTAGTTGCGTCGGGTCGGCGTTTCGGGTCTACTATAATGACCTTTTGGTCGGCAGCGAGCAGACCATCAGCGACGCTGCTTTGCAATCGCCAACAAATTATGGACTATACACTACCGCCACCACCAACACCTTTGACAATCTGGTGATCTGGGTACGCGGCGCGGGTGGCGAGTAT